ACATCTAATATATTTTTTTTTTTTTTTTTTTTTTCTCTAATAAAGCCCCTCCTTCTTTTGTCTACCCTTTGCCCAGCCAAAAGCTCCAAGTCTCTAACTGTAAGCTTTCCAACGCAGTAATAGATACTATTTATATTGACATCTGTTTTTTCTACTAATACCTCTAAAAATCTCTGAGGGTTTGGTAGCCAAAATCTACCATTCCTATAAATCGCCTCTTTTACCATATATTCCTCTACATACAGTAGAGAGGCTAAAAGCGAACGCTTAAATCTCTCATATCTCATCTTATTTTCCTATTTTCTTATTTAGAGCCTCGATTAGATTATCAAATTGAGACTGCGTTAAATCGTTAAGGCTCTTTACACCATAAGCATTTTTGATTTTGTCTCTATCACTCCCAGCCTTTGAGATGAGAGCGTTCATTAAGCCCCTTTGTTTATCTGTCATTTTCCATTTTTGAGGTTGTTGTTTTGGTTTTTCACCACCGTCTGCATCTTTTACATCATCTATGCAAAAGAGACCATTTAAGCAATATTTTCTAGCATAGCTAGAGGTAGCCCCTGTAATTTGGGACTCATCCATACCTTTTTTAGTCTGAGCTTCCCTTGCAAAAGCCGTAGCCTCAGCTATTTTTTTGCCATTCTCATCATATATAGTAGCCGTTGCTTTCACATAGAAACGCTCCCCTATTACTTCTATACTATCAGAGATAATTAAGCTTAAACCCTCTTCTGTGAGTAAGGGCTTCACAGCCTCTAAAATATCCTCGAGGCTTCTATAATCATATTTTCCAAAGCTATTATATTGAGCTTTGGGAACTTCTAATTTTGCTACTACTTTTTGTAATCTTTTCATTTATTTTTCCTTTTTTTTGTTTTTAGGGGCTCTCAGGGTAGCCCCCCCTTAGCCCCACATTTGGTTATGCTTAGACTGTGTAAATGTCTTCTACGATACAGTCCACCACTCTATTTAAAATATCTGGATTGTTTAAAAGAAACGATGCCGTATCTTTTCTAAACTCAATAAACCTTTTCTCTATGTATTGAGAATCCATAATTTCATTTGGATCTAAAACCTCTTTAAACTTGTAATAATCGACCTTGTTAAAAGCATAAAGCACTACCAGTTTAAACCCTTGTTTTATCTCATCACTTCTCATTTGGTATCCTTTTTTTTTAGATTGACCACAGCACGATTTAAAGGGTCCCACTCTAAGCTCAAAGATAGACTCGATAATCTCTAAAAGACTATCTCTATCTTCTATTAAAGCTACTATCCCCCTATCTCCATTTGTAACGAAAACGCACCTAGTTGTAAACGATACTATATAGTTTAAACCATTCTCAAATGTCCCTTGTTCTATGCTACCAATAGTAGTTTTCTTTTTTAGCTCATCAAATATCGCTTTTTTCTTTGCAATCTCCCCTATTAGAGCATAGTAAGTCTCATCAAGTGGTTCTTTGTTTTCAAATGGAAACTCATACTCTAAAAGCTCCCCAGTCTCCAAGAATGGAGTTTCTATGTATAGCTTTGCATTCTCTTGGATTTTATTAAATATATTCATTTGGTATCCTTTTCTTTAAATTGATTTACCCCCCATATAGGGGGCTTTTGCTATCTGATTGAGAATATCTCTTTTGCAACCGTTGGAACTTCAATATCTCCATTCTTCACAGCCTCTTTTAGCTTGGTTTTATCCAGCTCTCTTTTTACTCTAAAATAATCATCTCCCAAACTTTGAGTATCTAGCTTTGTGTAGTCTATCTCTTTTCTTACACTTACACTAAATGTGAACTTTGGAGTCTTGAGCTTAAAATCACCACTCGCAACTAAAGCATCTTTTGCAAGTTCTTTAAGATATTTAGCTTTATTCTCTAAGCTCTTTTTTCTGGCTTGGAGTCGCTTAATCTCATCTGAGAGCATCTTAACATCGCTTTCAATACCTTTGACAATGTAAGCCGTCGATTCCAACTTCTCACTTAGCTTAGCTCCAATCTCTGAATATAGCTCATTTACAGCCTTTATATCCTCTGGGCTTTGAGCCTCTAAAAGTAAAGTCTGTAACGCAATAAATTCATTGCTGAGGTCGAATAAATTCATTTTATTTTCCTTTATATTTTTATATCTAAGTCGGTTTTCCCTCTTTAGATGTAATATTATAGCCTACACTCACTTAAATATTCCTTAAATATGGCTATTCTTACGGTTTTTTTTGTAAGAGTTTTTGAGTCTTGACGATATGCTCTAAAACTCCAATCAAGACTCCATAATTTGGAGTATCGATACCCATATCTCTTTTAGCGTCCTCTCTGCTGTGTATCCAGCCTTTAAGCCTTGCAAATTCTACATTTAGAGTATCCATTATCTTTTTATTTATATTGATATGGACATTTCCATTTTTGAAAAACTTCACTCTAAAGGCTATATCTCCATCTGTGGTTACCAGTTTGCCGTGGTAATAAGTTCCATTAATTAGATATTGATAGCCATAATCAACTTCAAAAACATCTTCAACTTTTCCAATAGTTGTTTTAGCTCCTTTTCTCAGTCTGATTTTAGAGTAGTCTTTTTTGAGGTGGTATCGATACTCTCTATTAGCCTCTATTTCTACAAAACTATAGTCCTCTAACTCCCTATCTGTTACCACCCAACCCATAGTATAGAGTATTGTCTTAATATCTCTTATCAATCTTTTACCACTCTCAGAGAGTGTAAGACCTCGGAAGTTGCACCTCGAATATGATCCTTCTATTACTATCCTATTTGTGAGGTAGTAGTGGGTGCTTTTCTGTATGGATTCCCAGCGAGTGTTACAATCGTATATATTTTTGGTGCTTTTGAAACTCTTTATATTCTTTTGAGAAAACATCTCATCAAAGAGCGTAATTAATTGTTTATCTTTGTATTTATTTGCCTTTTCTACAAAATGTTTAGCTATCATATAGATATTTTTTTCTGTAAAGTCGATACTATCCCTATATTCCATAGTCTCCCAAATCCTATTGATAGAATTTTGAGTTAGATAGCGTCTTATCGAATCCAGCTTTTCAAACGCACCCCTCCAATAGTTACGCTTTAGCTCTTTTATTTTCTCATAAAATGCCTTTTGAAAGGTCTCTTTTTTGATGCCAATCTCTTTTAATGTTTTAGTTCCTATTTTTCCTATGGCTCGGTATGCTATTATCATCTCATTAAGTTCTTTTTCGTATAGGACCACCAAATCCTTTATACCCTTACCTACTATTTCGGTATTATGCTCACCCTCTAAATCCTCAATATCTGAAAATATAAACCTATCAAAAAATAAATCCTTAGAGTCGATCGATTCTATCCCATCTAATCGGATTCTAACTATCTCTATTTTGGCTCTGGCTTTTCTATCTCCCTCTGAGAAGTCATCTAATAGAATACTTTTTACATCCCTATCCTTTACACCTCTATCTCTAAGTGCATCTTGTAGTCTCCCATTCTTACGCCACCGCTGAGGTATAATGAGATATACTATAGCGTTTGATTCTGTGATTATCTTTTCTACCCATTCGATATATTCACTATAAGGTGGATTACAGAAAACTATATCAGCTCTCTTATCCAATAGACTCTCTTTTAGGAAATCACTACCTATTACTGGTATCCCCTCGCTCCATAATTTGCTAATCATAAGCTCCGATTTTTCAATAGCTAAAAGCTCCCCTACTCTATCACTACCGTTGCTTATTGCCTTTCCAACCCTGCCGTCCCCAGCTCCAATTTCTAAAACGGTGCAATTCGATACCCTCTTATCAGCTAGAAGTGATGAGACATCACAAACTACCGCATCTATCATCTTCTGAGTGGTTGGATACCATTCAAAATCTTGATTAGCCCTTTTGAGGTCCTTTACTATTACTTGCATTTCATATCCTTTTCTTTGTATGCGGTATTATAGCCACTTTTGGCTTAATCTAATCTAAAAACACTTACAATATCACTATTCTTTTATGTTTTCGGCATTTCATACACCACCTCTACGGCTTCGCTACTCTCATCTTCTCTCTTTTTTCTCACAACTGAAGCTATCCTTTTCACTTTCAGCTCATACTCATCATCTGTATATACCGTCCTATCCTCTACCATACGCTTCGGGATTGTGATGGTGAAATTTTTCTCATCTATCCTATTTTTGATTATCGATAGCAACCTCGCATCTTCTCTATATATGAAGTTTCCAGTTTGTGGGTCTTTTTTTGGTCTCTGAGGCGTTGCCATTATCTTCTCTTTTGAGAGAAACATTACATAATCAGCCATATATTGGAGAGCGTTACCGTTTTTTAGGTATAGCCCTCCCTCTTTTTCTGTGGTTTGGGAAACTTGAGCTATTAGGTAGATATTTATTTCCAATTGAGAGGCTAGTTTACTTAGCTCTTTTGAGATATATTTCCAACTATCCACCTCTTTTGATGTGTGTATCCCTTTCACTTCTATGTTCATTATAGAATCTATCGCTATATGTCTTACACCCATTGCAGAGAGTAACTTTATCTCTATCTTAATCTCGTCTAAGCTCCTATCTCCTAAGTAGATTTTAATATTCTTACTATTCATAATCGCTCTATACTTTAAAAGATTATCCCTCGCTTTCATTTTTCCCATCTCAAAATTGAAAAAAGCGACCTTGTTTTTTCTACTCAGAAAAGAAATAAGCCGCATAAAGAAATTTGTTTTCCCAGCCCCTGAAACCCCAGCTAAAATAATCAGATTGGAGTGCCCACCTAAACCGTATCTCCTATCTATCACACGCCCCTTTTCGTCTGTGATTTCCTGCTCCAAATACGCATCTAATAAGGGGATGCCAGTATAGACTTTTGGAACTTCAGGCTCGTTTTCCAACTGTTCAAGAAAATCATTAAAATCTATAGATTTTGCCCTTCTAGTCGATGAATCTATCATATCTAGAAGTTTAGCTCTCAGCTCGAGGTATTCCTTTTCTATTTTTCTCGCTTTTTCAAAATTCTCCTCACCCTCTAAGGTCGTTATCTCTTTTTTTAGCTTATTTGTAGTCTCTATCAGCTCACTCATCACTGTATTACTTCTCATTCCATACCTCCATTACTTTAATTTGTATTAATTTTCTTAAATAATACTCCAATGTCTCAAAATCCCCATAATATGGAACAGTCAAAATATCTAAAACTCTATCTTGTTGATGAGGTGTAAGCTTTAGCCCCCAGTTTTCAATCAAATCTAAAACTACTGTAGATTTTAACCCCTTTTTAAGAATCTTGTTAATCGCCTCCACTATAGCCACTCTCTCAGCTGTAGAAAACCAATGTATAGATAGAGGCTCGGAATGCCCAATGAATAGGTATCCAGCTATTACAATATTCTCTATAGCCTCAATGGACGGTTTCAATCTGTGGGGATTTTTGCGAAAGTCATTAGTTGATATTTTCTTAATTTTTCTATAGATATTCACCTCTCTGAGCGTCTCTCCTACCAAAGGGAAAACACCTAAATCTACACCATACTCAAACGGTATCAGGGGTAAAGTATATGGTGCATCTTCTAGTCTAGATGCTATTACCTTAGCCAGAGGTTGGTCAAAATAATCGAATAGCGTCCAGTCAAGGGTGTTGACACCTTTCACCTCATCTAAATTCCAAATATAGGTCTCCAATAGCGAAGCTGAAACTGCGTAGTTTTCCCACAGCATTAAATACTCCTTAATTCTTCTACTAAGGCTTTAACGCCATGTCTTTTCTCAAAATCTCTTTACCATTGAGACTAATCATTTCTCTTTGCATAATCACACTTGACAGCTTGAAATTTGATTTTCTTTAAAGTGTGAGTGAGTCGTGAAGATGTCAAGCTTTACGGACTCTAAAACACTTAGAAAGGTAGCAGTCCGAGGGTGCTTGACAAACCCAAAGCTACCTTACTAAATGCTCTAAAACTCAATTACTGTGATTATATGATAGCTTGAAATGGATTTTAACAACCAAGCTACAACGGCATTATACCACAAAAGATTTAACTACCTCTTAAAAACTCCTCTGTTTTGTCATAAAAGTTCAAATCGTCATCTGAGAGAAGGTAATCCATCCCATCTAATATAGTGAGTCTGCAATCCCAAAATCTTCTAATATCTACATCTGAATACCCACCCCTACGAAGTAGCCTTACTACTCCACCGTTCACATCGGATAGATTTACCTCTATTTTAGTCGTATTTCCATTTTGTGGCGTTGATGCTGTATTGGTATGGGTCGGCATCTGGTTTGCGTTTCTCGTGGACGCTGGGGGGCTTTGGGGGGCTTCTTTCCTCTTTGATGTATCCATTCTCCTTAAATCCTTATCTGTCTTAGAAGACTTACTAAGCTCTACAGACTTATCTCTTTGCTGTTTAGGAGGTGAGACCTCCTCTCTTTGACTCTCTAATCTTCTCTCAAGTTCCGTAAGCAAAAAGAAATTCAATCTCTTAGCGTAATTTCTCTCTTCAGCAATATAACACGCGTAAGCGTTAGCCAACTCTTCTATATTTAGGTTGTCTTCTAGCTTTTGAAGCTCTTCAAAGTATTTTACAGTCTCCTCAGTCTGATTTACCTTTGCTTTGTATCTTAATAGCCTCTTCTCTTCAAGACCTTTGAGTATCAGACTGCGTAGATGCTGAAACTTCGATTTTTCTTTTTTATTTATTTTTTCTATCTTAGATGTAGTCTTAGATGTAGTCTTAGTAATAGTTTCGGGAATTTCCCTAAACTGTGATTGTGAATTTCCCAAATCTGACTGTTGGGTTTCGCCAACACTACTTTTCTTAGAAATACCCTCAAGTGCCTCTTTGTATGCAATCCAATCTATGGTATACCAAGTTTTCGCTGGAATACCTTTTCTCTCAATGATGATAAAATCAAGCTTTTTGATTGTTTTTTTTGCACTTCTAAGCTCATCTGTGGTTAATTGGGTCTCCTCTTTAATCTCGCTGTCTGTCTTGTAGAATGAGTCTTTGATGCTAAACCAATACATCAACTGGCTAAGTAGAACTGCACCTGTGAGGCTTCCTGTTATTTTTCTATAAACTGGATAGTATGCAATCGGTCGCTGATTCAATTCTCTTAATATGTCTGCACTAAAACTCATTTTAGCTCCTTTGGTTTATCGATTAAAATAATATCTGCAAACTCTAAAAGCTTATCTTTTGCCTTTTCATAGATACTCTTATAATGAGTGCCTTTTTTCATTTCTCTCTCTATTAGGTCGCTTACGATTTTCTCAGCTAAAAAGAGTTGATGGAGCTGGAACATATCTAAGGCATCTCTGACTTTGTTGGTCTTGTCTTTAGCTTGGAGTAGCTTTAGAGCTTTATATGTGGCATTTGTGAAGTGCTTATAGTAGAACTTGGCATTTTTTGAACCTTGCGAGGTTGCATACTCTACAAACTCTTTTATCGTATCAGTCTCTAGTCTTCTAGCAATCTTACCCTGCTCTCTTAACTGTCTCCACTCCTCACTTTGACTATTGAGTAATTTTTGTTGCATCAACTCAAAAGCATCTATAAATAGCTGTCTAGTGATAAAGAGTCTCTTTTTAGCCTCTAAGTTTTTAGGTGTCGATATTTCCATTAGTAGAGTAGTAAAGCCTCTTTGGGTGAGTAGGTATTTTGGGTATTTCCTCTTTTTTGAGTCTCTGTAAGAGGATAAAATTATATGATTTTTGATTGGACGGAAATTCGGCTGATTGAGTTTATCACTAAGTTCTAAAATATCTTTACATTTTTCTAATATATGTTTATGTCTTATTCCAAATCTCTTAGCAAAAATAAGAGTATCAGTGATTGGAATCTGTTTACCTTGTAGCTTTTTAGTTGTAACTAAGGTTTCTTTTGGTATAATTGTATCCATAGGGTATCTCCTTATAATTTATTTTTTTTTTTCGATACCCTATATTATATCTAATTAGGGATTAATAATAGCTTTAACTGCTTAAATCTTCTCTATTCCAAACCTAAGCTGGGATAATCATATAGTATGTAGCCCTTGTTCATTTTAACTCCTCTTGGATAATCTATTTTTTAGCTCTTCAAAGTCTGTGATATTTGCATACTTTATATAGCCGTGGATATCCCTCTCTACCTCTTTTATCGCTTTTAACTCATCTTCACTCATATAGTCTCTTATTGATTTACCCTGCTCTATTTCGATATTATGCTCATCTTTGTATTGCTTTGCAGTTTTGCCAAGTGCTATTTGATTTGCCAAATCTACTATCAGCTTGTAAGCCCATTTTTTTGCATTTTCTGTTCTTTGGGCTGGTATCCAAATATCCCTAATTACATCTGTAAGGGGTCTAAATAAAAGCTTTGTATCTTCTCTCTCAATGTGTAGGATAGTAGATTGTGTGATTATATTTTTAATGAGCTGGTCGCATTTGACGGCAAACTCTGTGTCTAAAAATCTGAAAAAATCAATAGCTAAATCTTTGTATAGCCAAGTTCCATTCAGCCAAGCTCTATCTTTTGTGTAGCCTCTTCTGGTAAACTTCAGCTTTATGGTTTTTTGGTTAATATCATCTTTTTGGGTGACATTATTATTTATTAATCTATTTAATATCTCTATATATTCTTTTGTTTTTTTTGACTTAAGATAGCTTTGCAATAAGATAGTGGCTTTTCTGTCAGTTTCTGCATATAATCTAGCAACTTGAGTTGCGTTAAAATAAGCTTCATCTCCATTTGACGATAAAAGCCTCTTAATATCGATTAAAATCGTGCCATACTGTAGATTTGTTTGATAGTTGTTTGACTTTCTACCTATAAATAGCTACAAAACCTCCATAAAATGGGGCTTGGTTTGCTTGGCTGTTGTTTTAATGTTCGCCCATAGGCTGGAGGAAAGCCATCTCTTGATACTGCAATGGTATCTGAGCTGAGAAAAGGAGAGTAACGGCAGGTGTCTACCTACCGCAGATGTCTACGGCAACTCTCCAAGACTGAAAGGTAGTAGCTAATCCGCTTTAGTCAACGGATACCCTTTAGCTTCGATATAGCAGACTTTCGGAGGTGCTATATCTAACGGCGACCTCAGCACTGAGCCCTCTACGCCTTAGAGAGGGTTGCAACTTCGATAACTCTTAGCTATCGACCTCTCCTAATGCAATTATATACAAAAAAAAGAAAAGGATAGCTTAATTACCTACCATATTTTGCGTATCTGCTAAATACATCTCTATCACCTAATAGGTAAGCCTTAATGAGTGTATCCATCTCTATCATCTCCCAAGCTTTGACACCATCTAATAGAAGTTTGAAACCGCTACTCTCTACTGTATAATAGCTGATATTTTTTCTACCATAGCTATCAAGTTTCACCATTTCTAAAAGTTCACCAACTACAAACTCTCTATTTTTTTTGATTTTGCCAATTACTCTACCCCCTTTTAGCTCCATAGAGGCGACATACTCTCTCACATCACTTCTAACTGGAACTTTTGCAAGTTCGTTTTCTATAATTACTTTTGCTTTATTTGCTTTAGGGGTGGCTTTTGGAATAACTCTCTCTTTTTTAATCTTGGTTGCTTTTTTGTGAGTCTCCCAAGACTTCTTTAAGGCGATACTTAACTTCTCTCTGATGTTTAATGCAATGCTTTTTAGTTCGGATTTGATTATCTCCCAGGCTGTAGTCATCACATCTCTCTGGATTTTAGGAGTTGCTGTTGTCATTTTGTATCCCTTTCTTTTCTAGCTTTTGGGCAGTATAGCCAAAGAATGCTTAATGTTTTATTAAATAGGGACACAGAGAGGTAAAAAGCTAGAAAATCATATAATAAAGTAAGCATTTAAGGTATCCGCAAGGGTGGGATTGGTATAATTAAATATCTTAATTGAAAGGAGTTTTTTTTGATTAGAGGGGCTAAGGCTTCGGTCTTGGCTCAAATATAGTCTGTTTTTCGGAGGGAGTACCGTTTCTGTCCTTCTCCTTTTGCACTCCCTCCTCAAAGCAGATTAAGGATACGGAAGTGATGCTTCTGTCTTCTTTATCTCCAACTGCTTAATTTTATATAAAAGGGTTTTACTGTGAAAATATTTGAAGTTGCAGATTATTATGAGTCTTCTTTTTTGTGTTAAAAAACGGTAATGTAATGAAGGGGGCTAAATTTAGAGTAAATGCTAAGGTAGCAATAGGGGGGTGAGATGTCATTAAATGATGTAATTTTAGCCATTGTGATGACAGTAATTACTTTTGTAACAGGTGCATTATGGAATTAAAAGGGAAGGAATAAAAAATGAAGCTTAAGGAAGTGATTAATAAAAGCACTCTTAGGATTGGTAAAATGAGTGCTATATTAGAAATAGAAGGTGTAGATAAAGAGTTTAAGATTGAGAGATTAGATGTTTACTTTGCTCAAATAATTCGAGCTAGTGCCTTAAAAAAAGGTCTTAAGGAGCAAATAGATTTTGACAAATGTTATCTAAAAAGAGCATTAAAGAGAGTTAAAAAGCTAAAGAAAATAACTCCTGATATTGCTAAGAAAATTGCTAGTTATCTAGTTTTGATAGATAAGAATTTAGTAAATGAAGAGGAGATATGATAATGATTAATAAAGACAAAATAAATGCGATGTTCTCTCGCTCCAAAAGGCTATATCTAATAATGTTGATTGTGGTATTTTTGAGCTACTTTCAGATATTATTGGTGATGAGTATCAAAAAAACAAAGCTTTAAGGGTTGTTGTAGCTGAGTTGATAAAAGAGCATTTAATAGAGGTATGGAGGTGAAGATTGGCGAATATATTCAAGACTACAATAGAGATAGAAGTGGGGGAGTTTAGATATGTATCTACCACTTCAGGAGAGGTGATATTTTTTAGTTGTTCTTTATTGGAAGATGGTGAACATAGATTTTCATTTGATTTGGGTGGGAAGCAAAAGGTGCGTTTTGATAAGGCTATAGAAGATTTGGAAAAGCAAGGGGAGGTATCCCTTGAGGATATAAAGAGAATAGTAAAAGAGATAAAGGAGAGTCGCGATGAAGACAGAAGAAGAGCTTAAGATTGAAATTAAGGCTATACAGGAAGAGATTAAAGAGTTCGACGAACAGATGGAAAAGCTGAATGACAAAATCCTGAAGTTATACGGTAAAATCGGAAGAGTTAAAGAGGGGCTTAGAGATTTAGACCCCCCTCAGTTACTTTGGCGTCCTTTTAAAAACGATCGTTATATAGGAGAGCTTAAGGTTAGGGGCGAAATAGAAGAAACGCTACACTTAAAAGAGGAGTGTGTGGAGGCTTTCGAAATGGAATTGAAGAAAATTAAAACTCCAAGCCTTGGAGATGTTTTTAAGATATTTTATAAGGAATGCAAAGATGAAGACGAGGATTGAAATTGAACATTCAATAAATCGTAAGCGTCGATTAATTGAGTTATACGAAGCTAAAATTAGGATTATGGAAAAGTTTATTGTAGAGACATACCTAGAAATAAGAAAAGAAAAGGAGAGGCTAAGAGAGATAGAGAAAAATGTGTGATGATAAGATAGTGAGTGATGACCTAGCAGTCGTGGCGATTACATTCTTTGTAGTCTTTACGGTGTCGGTCTTTTTAGTGTTTAGCCTGAACGACGGCTTAAGAAATGAAAATAATAATACAAAAAGGAGACTAAATGTTACCAAAAGTAACAATGGTAGGGCGTGTAGTAAGAGACCCAGAGATAGAAACGCTAAATAGTGGGACAGAAATTGCAAAGTTTACACTGGTTTCAAGTGAGAAGTTTGGAGACAAAGAGTCTACTTGCTTTATTGAGTGCGTGGCTTTTGGTGGCTTAGCCTCAAAGGTGATAGCTCCATATGTGAAAAAAGGAAATCAGATATACATCACTGGAAAGCTAAAACTGGATAGCTGGGTAGCTCAAGACGGCTCAAAAAAAAGTAAGCATAGTATCACTATAGAGGGCTTAGAGATGCTTGGAAGTAGTGGAAAACAATCGACTCAAAACGAGCAGAGAGGATCAGCAAACAGTAGCTCTGTGCCTCCAATTTCCACAGATGATAGTGATATTCCATTTTAGGGGTGTGGTATGAAGCTAGGTGATATATTGGCAGTTGCAGGTTTAGGTATCCTTATCTTGGCTTTGCTCATCTCTCTTATTCTGATGTTTCAAGAGCTAGAAATAAATGAGAGAAAAATTAAGCTTTTGGATAGGGTAATGGACTTCAATCTATCAATCGAAAAGGTATATAGTGATGAGTATCCAGCAGAGATAAAATGAACTGTGAAATGATAATATTGGGTGTCTATACCAGAATGGATCTTACAACTGAGGGGGCTATATCGACGCTCGTTTATAGAGGCAAATAATGTGGCGGTAATTACGGGAGGTTATAAGAATGGAAACTAATCAATTAGCGAGTGCTAACCTTGGCAATTTTGAGAAAAAAAAATGTCGTGTATGTGGTGCTACTTTTCAAGGTCGGCGTGGGCAAGTCAGATGTAGGAAGTGCATCGACTCGAACCTCACAAAACCATACAGAAAAAAGTGTATCACTTGCAACAAAATATTTTTAGGAAAATATAAGTTTACGCGATACTGTAGTGAAAAATGCAAGAGAAAAGGGAGAAAAAGGAAAAAAGTAATATATCAACAAAAGTGTGTAGTCTGCAAGAGGTGGTTTTTACCTAGAAGTGAAGATGATAGAGATAGAGATTTTTGCTACGATACTTACTGTATCAGGACGCAAAAAGAGGTAGATAGAAAAGAGATTTTAGAAAAACTATTAAGGGGAGGTAGTGTAAGAGATGCAAAAGAGGGACGATGTTAATTTTGAGCTAATGAGGCTCAAGATAATTGAGTATGGCAATAATTTTGAGGATATATCAAAGGGTGCAGGTGTGTCTCCGGAGTTTGTAGCGAACATATTCTATTTGCAGAAGAAGTCAAGAGAAAATCACATTAAAAAGAGGTTGGAGACGATGGATAAGCATTCTCTATCGTATAAAGAGAGTTTGAGAGGGTATATAGACTCTATAGAAGATGCAAGGGTTTACGCTTGGATTAGAGATTATTATGATGACTACTTAGAGATTTGTAAGGAGGTTTTAAATGGCAAATAAAAAAGAGATTAAAATTATGAGTAAGATTGTAAGGTTGGTTTACCCAATATACAAAGAGAGAAAAGATGATTTTGAGAATGTGGCTTTACCTTTGGCTCTGAAGATGATAGAGCTGGAAAATGCAAAGAGTGAAAAAAAAAGGGTAAAGATAGCTTCAGAGTATGCAATGCTCCTAATTGGTGGTCTCCTATACCAAGCCGAGGAGATACTACAGTTAGAGACAGCCGTACCATTAGAGGGGTTTTTATCCGATAGAAATATTGAGAGTTTTACGGAGATGATAATGTTGGGGCTTGGCGATAATAATCTAAGTAAGACTAATGTAAAACTTAAGAAAATTTACAAAAAGCTAAAGGAATACTGTAATGAGTGAGGGTAGATATTACGATTTTAAGATTGGGGATAGTGAGTGGGGAGATGAGTATAGACTAAGGCATTGTCTAAGTCATAAGGGTTTCCAATGGTGCTTAAGAATCTTAAAGTTCAAAATTAAAAAAAACAAAAAGAAAATAGTTAAAACACTTGAAACTGAGTTACCGTTCTATTGCCATAGTAATTTAGATGAGATAGAGAGGTATCTTACTGAAAGCTTAAGGAGTATAAAAACCCCAATAGAAGTTTCTAAGGCTTTTAACGATGCAAAAAAATATTTTGGGGATACTTATGAAATTTGAGATTGAGTACCCCAAGATTAGAAAAGGACGCTTCACTAATAATGTAGTGTCTCTAAATAACTGGGGGTTGCTACATCATTACCAACGCTTGGAAATAAAGAGAGAGATTAAGGATGCTGTAAGATTAAAGATAGGTAGAGCTAAAAGTAGTAGTTATAGGTTGTTTATAGTTGTTGAAGTGATAAGGGGTTGTAGTAGAAGACTAAATGCCATAAATACAGCTCCAATAATAAAAGTAGTAGAGGATACACTCCAAGAGATGGGCTGGGTAAAAGATGACTTCAAAGATGATATTCTAATCCTATACACAAAAGTAGATAGAGAGCTACCATATGATGAGATACGGTTCGAGGTTTATCCTTTGCAAAAAGGGGATAGAGTAGTATGGAGTATAGAGAGAAATGGGACCCTATAGAGAGAGAGAATATGTAGAAATAGATGGTAGGGAGGTAGCAGTATATGATAGAAGTGTGGAGCTACTACTGAAAGTAGAACAAGAGGGTAGAGCAGAGCCAACTATAGAGGAAATCCTACGCGATGCTACCAGTCTGAAGATGCCAGAGATAGAAACGCTTGATAGTGTTGTGATTGATTTTCTTTTGGACAGGATTGTAAGATTAGAGAGTAGAGCTATCAAAAAAAATAAAAAGAGCACTAATAGGAAAACTGCAAATGTGAGAAAAATTGTAGCAGACCTATTGGTGAATGGGATTGATTGTTTACCATTTGGTGTTGTATTCTTAAGCTATGTAGTAGATGCTTTAAGGGAGAATAAAGAAATGGAGATTAGATTAGCTGGATATGATTTAAAGTAGTAGAGATGCAAAACCCCCATAAAATGGCACTTTGTAGGTTCTGTGAGGGCGTGAGGAGGTTAAGGGGGCAAAAGCCTTGCGACATTTACACAGTTTTTAAGAAGTTATTAAGGTTAATTTGTTACAGTTTGTAACACAAATCAAAAGAGAGAAGAGGTAATAAAGTGGAAAAGATAAATAGAATACAGACGCAAAAGGAGGTGTCGAAAATACTCGGAGTTTCAGAGCCATATTTGTCAAAATTGGCAAAGCAAGGGAAAATAGAAAAGAAGTTCGACCCTCTCACCAATAGGATTATTCTAGATATTGTAGAGGTTGCCAAAGCCACGAAAAGAGAGACCATATTAGCAAAATACAACATTGAGGGCTACACACCCCCAGCAATTACAATAAACGATGTGAAGCTAAAACACGAAGCTGAGAAAACTAGAATAACTACGATAAAAAGAAAAGAATTAGAGGGTAGCTTAGTTGACAAAGATAACGCTATAAGTATAGTAAAAGAGCTATCTCTACAAGCAAAAGAGAGGCTTATGAATGGAACTTTGAAGCTTAGTCAAAAGATAAAAGGGCGTTATCCTGATGTGGATTTGGGAGTTCTAGATAGTGAGATTAAAGAATACCTAAAAAAAGAATTGGGTGAGTTGGTAGAAAAGGAGATAGAACTAATAAAAAAAAACGATTAGCTGATAGTCTAAAAGCTGTAGCTACCAGTTTTCTTTTGGGGCTACTGCCACCTCCACCCCTTTCAGCTGTAGAGTGGCTCGATAAATACTACTATCTACCTACTGAATCATCTGCAGAGGCTGGAAAGTTTTCATCTGATAGAGTTCCATATATCAGAGAGATTGCTTACCATCTTAGCCCCCAATCTCCGACCAAAAAAGTAAGTGTAGTGAAAGCTGTGCAAATGGGGTTAACCGAGTTTGCTAATGGACTTTGCTTTTATTACGCTCATCTCCACCCCTCGCCAATGCTATTTGGAATGCCTACAGAAAAACTATGTCTTGACCACGCGACCGATAAAATGTGGGCTGCAATTCAGGCTACACCAATCTTGAAAAATGAAGTTATTATACCACGCAAAAGAGAGAATGGTAGTAGTCTGCTAAATATCCGATTTGCTGGGGGGTTCATAAAATTAGGACACGCTGGTAGTGCTGTTACATTTGCATCTAGGAGTATTAGGATACTCATCAAAGATGACCTCGACCGTTGGGGCGATGATGTGAATGGAGAGGGCGACCCTTCAACATTAGCTGATAAGCGAACTACGGCGTTCCCACATACAAAAAAGATATATTCAAACTCATCTCCAACAATGAAAAGAAACTCCAAGATTTGGAGAGAGTATCTAGACGGCTCACAGGCTCTTTTTAATATCCCTTGCCCGCATTGTGAGAATTTTTTCCCATTTGAAAGAGAGAACTTTTCATATGAGACAGATGGACACAGCAAAATAGAGGGTGATGTGGTATGTATTTGCCCACATTGTGAGGGTGTGATTGAGGAGTGGCGAAAAGGTGAATTAATGCTTAAGGGTGTTTTTATACACAGATACCCAAAGAGAGAACATAAAAGCTATAGAATACCAGCGTATTACTCCCCTTTTGTATCTTGGAAAACCATATTTGGAGAGTATGAGAGAGCAAGAGACTATTTCAGAAATGGATATGAAGGTGAGTTAAAGGACTGGGTAAATACAAGAGATGCCAAGATATGGGAAGTTGAAAAGGAGATTGAGGAGCAGTTAGACATCTTGAAGCTTAGAGTTTTCTTAGATGAGGGTGAAGTTCCAACTGATACAGTAGGCTTATCTATGGGTATAGATGTCCAAAAGGATCATATGTGGTTTATCGTTACGGCTTGGAGAAATAATGACTCTTGGCATATAGTGGAATATGGACGCGTTACTGAGTGGGATACTTTAGAGGAAGTGTTGAGAAGAGATTATTATGATGAGAATGGGGTGGTATATAATGTAAAGATGTGTGCCGTGGATAGTGGCTATAAACAACAAGAGGCTTACAAATTTGCAAAAGCAAATAGTAGAATCGTTGTTCCAGTAAAGGGTGGCTCTCACTCAATGCCTACAGCATACCGTGCATCTACAGCTGAAAAGGATAGAAGAAATAAAATCTTGCTTAAGCTATATATCCTTAATCCAGACTACTATAAAAATCAAATTCACGATAAAATAATAAGAAGCTTAGTTTTAGAAGAAAGTGGTGAAAATATATATGAAAAAAGTAACTGCATCACTCTAAATGAGAAATCAGAGGAGCAGATAGCGATACAATGGACCCGCGAACACGAAACTGAAAAAATTAGACATAATGGAACTTCTTATCTAACTTGGATGTTAAAAAATCCAAACGATAAGAATAACCACCTTTGGGACTGTATGTATTATTCAGTTTTCGCTGGAGATTTCGCTGGATTGCGACATAAGAGAGTAAAGAAGATTACAAAGAGAAGAGATAGAACAATAAGAAAAGGGTTTTAAATGAGAAAAGTAAAAAGAATAGACACACTAAGTTTAAGTTTTCCTTTGTGGGTAAAGGAATACGAGGAGACAAATAAGATAATCGGTAGAAAAATGCTAATGGCAGACGGTAGCACCACGATATTCACTACTGAAGCCATAAACCCCCAAATTACCTTAATTTCAAAGCGTAATGAGTTTGTGAGTGAAGCAGAAAAGGACGCTTTAGAAAGTCTCTATTTTGAGCAAAGAGAGTTTGAGATAGAGTATATGGACGGTTATCTGGAAAATGTAATTTTTGACTACTCTATACCGCCAAAGTATGAGCCTCTATGGTTAGGAGCTAGGTATTACTACCCAACCTTAACATTTTTAAGGAGTGGAGATGTTTAAATTTTCAGTCGATAAGGATAAACTAAAGAGGATGCAAAAACAGCTCAATCCGAGAGTATTAGAAAAGGCTATTAGCTACAGCTTAAACGAAGTTCAAAGGTCGGCTATTGCAAAGGGAACTACTGAGACTACAAAATACTACAACATTAAAGCTAGTGATATAAAGAGAAATATAAGGCAAAATAAAGCTAGAATAGGAGAGTCATCTATAGAGATGAGCATAAAAAGCGACCCCATTCCACTATATCGCTTTGGAGCTTCAGAGGTGATAGTAAAGAGAAAAGGTAGAAAAATATACTATGGAGCTAAGGCAAAGGTGCTTAAGAAATCTAGAAAAAAGCGATATAGAGGGGCTTTTATAGCCACAATGAAAAGCGGCCATACTGGAATTTTCAGAAAAGCACCCACAGCTGAAAAACCAAATAGGATAAAAGAGCAATATGTATTTTCACCTACTACGATGTTGAAGCGTAAAGGTTTGCCAGTTATGGAGCGAATATTTGAAACTAAGTTACTACCTACGATTGAGAGTAAATATAGGTATTTTCTAAGTAAGATTTAAAGTTTAACCATAGGTAAATAATACTTGCCTTAAGCTTTTCATATATTGAAATAATGAAAGGCAAATTTTGGGCTATAAAGTAGCAGACGCTAACAGAACAATTATCTCTGGTTGGAATGTTGGAGCTGGAAATAGTGATATAGATGACCTTTTCAGCTTGGATTCACTCCGAGCCATATCTAGGGAAGCGTATAGAACCCAACCAATAGCAAAGGCTATAGTTGATACCTGGACCTCAAATGTGGTAGGTAAGGGGCTCAAATACCACGCTACACCGAACTACGATTTCCTGAAAATGAACGGTGTCTCTGATGCTGAAATAGAGGAGTTTGTTTTTCTTGCAGAGTTCTACTTTGAGCTTTTAGCATCTACACCACTTTTTGACTTCACGCGAAATGAAAACTTCTACGAAATGCAAAATACGGCTTTCCGTAGTATGTATTTGAGTGGAGATATAGGTTTCTCTATCCAGCAAAAAGAGAAAAAAGGCTTTCCATTTTCTACTACTGTGAGGCTATATGAAGCTGATAGAATTTGCAATCCATACGATGCGGAGGACACAGAGGAAGTCGCTGGGGGTGTAGAGGTGAAAAATGGTGAAGTAGTAGCGTATCACCTAGCAGAAGATAGACACCCAAACGGTATGGAAATGCCCACAAAATGGGTAAAGATAAAGGCGTTTGATGATAATGGCTTTCAGAATTTCGGTCTTGTTTTTCAATCTCTAAGACCTGAGCAGAGGCGTGGTATTCCAGCTTTGGCTACGGCACTTGAGGCACTAAGAACACTAGATGAATACACAGACCTAGAACTCGCTGGAGCTAGAAGTAGTGCGTCGCTACTTTTTGCATTCAAAAAAGAGGAAGCCTCAGAAGATAGCGAAAACGAGGGTATTCCTCAATTCGATACAGCACCTGGTTCTGTGGTAGGTCTCTATGGAGATGAATCGATAGAGGCTATCAGCTCCAACCGTCCAAACCCAAACTATGGGACTTTTTTCGAGGCAATTATTAAACAGACCTCAGCATCGCAAAACATCCCTTTTGAAATCGTAATGAAGCGTTTCGAGGCTTCATATAGTGCAACCAGAGGGGCTATAGTAGAGTTTCGCAAAGCCAAAAATGAGAAAAAATCACATCTGGTTCGTAGCTTCTGCAATCCTATTTTGGAAAACGCAATAGCTGAATTTGTAGCGATTGGTGCATTGAAAGCAAAGGGTTTTTTTGAAAATCCACTAATGAGAAAAGCGTGGCTTCAGTGCGATTGGGTAGGTGAACCTCAGGGTGTCATCAATCCAAACCAAGAGGTTACGGCTTATGCGAAAATGGTAGAAAATGGCTGGGTAACAAATGAGAGAGTAGCCCAAGAATTAGCTGAGGTCTCATTTTCTCAAAATATGAGAAGAATCAAAAAAGAACAAGAGCAACTGGTAGATGCTGGATTGAAGGTAAAGCCAGTTGAAAATGGAGGGAAATAATGACAATAGAGATTAGTGGCGTGGTTGGTTATGATATTTTCGCTGAAGATGTAAAAAGAAATCTAAAGAAAGCAACTGGGGACATTTCTGTTCTGATTGATAGTTATGGTGGTAGTGTTTTCGAGGGGTTCGCGATATACAACGAACTAAAAAACTATGGCAAGGGCAAGGTAACAGCGATTCTAAATAGCCGTGCTATGTCGATAGCTTCATATATTGCGTTGGCTGGAGACAGAATCGTAGCTCACCAAAATAGCGACCTGATGATACACAATGTAACAACTGGGATAGTGGGAGACCACCACGACCTGAGGGAGGAAGCAGACCTAATTGAGAGGCTACGCGATGTAATAGCAGATGCAATCGCTAAAAAAAGTGGAAAATCCAAAGATGAGATTACGGACGCAATGGATAAAGAGACTCATCTAATAGGAAAAGAGATTATGGATTTTGGTCTTGCAGATGAGCTGATTGATACGCACGAATCAGTCGATATTGAGGCTCTGAGAGTGGAAAATAAAAAGAGATTTAAGGAAGTCTCAGCTTCGTTTAAGGGGCTAAGGTGTGATAAAGAGGGGCTTTGTGAGCTGATAAACTTCAAAAAATCCAATATGGGAGGTGATAAGGAGGTGTTTAGTAATGGCTTAAGTGATAACGGTAAGGATAATAAACCAAACAAAGAAAAAACAGAAAATAATGGAGGTGAAAATATGGATTTAGAGAAACTGAAAAATGAATACCCTGAGCTGGTAGCAAAAATCAAAGCAGAAGAGAGAGAGAGGATAAATAGTATCCTTGCGGTCTCTACGGTTGGACTTGATGAGATGGTAGCAAAAAAAGCTATTGAGGCGTGTATTTCAGACAGCACGAAAACGGCAAATGACTTGAAAATTAATCTTTTTGAAATGATGCAAAATATTGAGCGTGAAACCAAAAAACAAAAAGAGGATACTGTAAATAGTTTCTTAAGCCAAAAAAAAGAATTGGGTGAAAAGGTAGAGGCTATCGCAGTAGGGAATCCTATCGCAGTGGGGAATCCTGTGGATAGTGATTGGGCTCAAGATTTTGAGAGTTTTATGTTAAGTTTAAATAATGATAAGGAGTAGTAAATGGCTGATGTAGTATCAACTAGCGAGTATGAAAATTTAATTGTTGGTGTTGGTGAGAGGACTTACGAGGGTGTTTTGGCTGGTGGGCAAACAGTCGTAAGAGGGCAAATTGTAGGTAGAGGTGCTACAGATAAGGCATTTCAACCTGCAAATGACACAATCCCAGCTGAGGCTATTGTAGTAACAGATGTGGACGCATCAGACGGTAACGAGAAGCCGTTAGCCCTGTATATGCAAGGCGATTTCAATATTGAAAAGGTGGTCGCAGATAGCAGTTTGGATATGGATAGAGCGAAAATCGACTTAGCAATCAAGGGTATTTTTCTAAGGGAGGTAGTATAAAATGATTGATATGATTACAACGAAAGCACTTGCAAAAGCCGTAGAATTAGCTCCAACAAACCATAGTTTTTTTAGAGATAATCTCTTCACTTCAAGGTTCTACGCTAGTTCTACAGTGTTGTTTGATGTGAAAAGAGGAAATATGGACTTGGCACCGTATGCAGACCCAAGATTAGAAGCTCCAATCACAACCAGAGATGGCTTTGTAACAAAAGAATTTAGAACGGCTTATGTAAAAATCAAAGAGATGATTACCGAAGCTGATTTAGAGATGAGAGGCTTTAATGAGAAGCTATTCAAGACAAAAGAGGGGCAACAGAAGATAGCAAACTTACTTAAGGAGTCCACCTCAAAATTTAAGCAGATGCTAAAAAATAGAGAGGAAGCTATGTGTGTAGAGTCTCTAAAAACAGGAAAATTAATCGTAACAACCCAGTCAAATAGTAGGGAGATTGATTTTGACAGAAACCCAGACCATACGGCAATTAATGCTGGGACGGCACAATGGACTGATGCAAACTCATCTCCAATCTCTGATATTACGCAAGATGTGAGAAAAATCAGAATAAACGGACACGGAAACGCGACAGCTCTCTTTGGAAATCCTTATACATTGAGCGTTTTAATCAAACATAATGAAGTCCGTGAGTTGCTAGACAATAGACGAATTATCTTAGGGCAAATTGATCCAAAAAAACTAACAGCAAAAGGCACGGCATACTACGGCACTCTAGCGATAGAAGGGGCTATGATTGACCTATATTCGTATGTAGGAGCATACACAAAAGATGGCACACGATATGAGTATTTTGAGGATGGCGAGGTACTTTTAGTTGATGAGACTCAAAAACAGGATTTTTGGAATGCACCAGTTCTAAATCCGAAATCGGTCAACGCAAAAGGTACTTATGTTTCCAAATGGCCAATGGACGACCCAGCTGGTATTGCTGTGATGCTGGAATCTAACCTACTTAGCACCCTAAAGTACCCAGATGTAACTGCTTACAGAAAAGCATTCTAGGGGAGAGGTAATGATAGTTAAACTCAAAAAAGAACTTAATTACGGGGGAGTTTACTATCCAGCCTCTTCTAAGGTTGATATAGACGATGCAGAGGTGCTAGATTTTCTAGCTGAAAATGGAGCTATAGATGCGAGTGAGGCAAATCTGATAGATGATATGGTGGAGCTGGAACTTCTTACACTTCGGACTCTGAAAAAAAAGGCAAAAGATTTGGGCGTGGAATACCCACGAAAAGTAACAAAAGAGGAACTAATAGACCTACTATTGGAGGCTATAGAAAATGAAACTAGATGAGTTGATAGAAGACGATTTTAGAGAGATATTTTCAAACCCTGATGAGTTTGGGGGCGTGATAGTTCACAATGGACTTGAAAAACAGATTATCGAATCTGACCCCAGCTACGACGGTTTTGATACTCAAAAGGACTCTAATTTTCTATATATTAGTGGGCTACCAGCTGATTTTAGAGACATTGAAAAAAATCAAGAGGTGATATATAAGGATAAAACCTACTATATCCATAGCTGGAGCTTTTATGATGGGCAAATTGAGATACTTTTGGGAGTGGATTAATGACAGAACAAGAGGCTATAGAGAAGATTAAAGAGTTAGTAAAACCCATAGATAGGAGCGTCCAAATCTTGGTTTTAGAGCGTAGTTTTTCGCAGAGTATGACATATACGCTATCTATTGGAGTGGTAGCTCAAAAGGATAATATCGAGCTACTCTCTGCTATTGGAAAGTTCTGTATTGAAAACTACCCAAACTTTAGATTTGCAAATACAAAACTCCATATGGATAATGAAGTGTTAACAGATATTTACACGATTGAGACAAAAATAAACATAAAATAGGAGAAATAAGATGAGCCTACTACAAAGACGAGATGACATCGAAAAGGAGCTATACTACACAAACGGTAAGCTTCAGATTGCGTTTATTGAAAATGGTGTTCAGATGCCTTGGCAATATATGGGACAGACAAAAGACCTCACAGTTTCTATTGAGGTAGAACAGTATGAGCATCAGCAGACCGAGACAGCACCGACATCTGTCGATTTAACAATCGTAAAAGATGTAAAGGGAACACTAACGGCTGGAGTGGAGTCGGTATCTAATGCGATTATTGCTAAATTCCTACTCGGACATGAAACGAAAGCTACGCAACAAGCTGGGAGCTATGATGAGACAATCACAGTAAAAAAAGGTTACGATTACATTCTAGGAGATTTTGTAAACCTCACAAATGTTGTTGTAAAAAACTCAGATGATGATAGTATTACTTATGTTGCTGGGGTCGATTATAACTTGGACGCAGAGGCTGGGTATATCACTATCCGACACGGTGGCAATATTGCAGATGATACAGAATTACACATCACAGCAGATTATCCACAAGTTGATTATTCCCTAGCTGAGGGGCTAACGAATACTATGATTGAGGCTAAGTTACGATTTGTAACAGATAGTGCTATTAGCGATGCAGATAAGAGGATTTTCATATTCCATAAAGCGACACTCGTGCCAAATGGTGAGCTAAGCCTAAAATCTCCAGATGAGCCGTCTCCTATTCCTTTTGAGTTTACACTCACTAGAGATGAGACTATCCAAGGTGACCAACTGTCGCAAGTGGTGCAAGTGAAATCTATCCACAAATAGGAGGTGAGATGCGATGAAAAAAGTAGAACTTTCACCTGATGAGTGGAGACAAATATCATCTACGAACGCCACTATCCAAAATGGAGGGGTTGGAAAGCCGATACAGCTCTATATTGGAGACCCTGCTCCTATAGATGATACGATTAGCTTTACCGTTCGGCACTCTGAATTATTTTACCTCCCAGCGGACAGCCCAATTTGGGCAAAAGGGGCTGGTTGGGTATATGTGAGTGAGGTAAGCTAAATGAAGTTGAAGCTCAAAGGTAACCTTTTATTGAAGTCTCTCTCGCAGATTATTATCTCTGGTAGCAGTCTCTTTTGGGATACGGTTCACTATTTCTCAGGGAATATTTACACGAAATTTATCAAAGAGGGCGTAAAAGGAATTAAACCTTTTTATAGTAATCTAAATATCTATGTTAAATTTGTAGTAGATGGGGCTTTAGATAGTGGTGTAGTCTATAATAGTAGCAATATTTATGTAAAGTTTAATAAAGACGGCACTTTTGAGGTATCTTTGGGCTACGATAGCAATAATATAGCAAATAAGTTTTTGGAGTAGATAATGGCATTGGTAAATTGTGAGAGTTCAAACGGCTATCTTGAGGCTACGGCAAATGGTGGCTACGGTATATCAGAGGTGGAGAGTGCAAACGGCAAAACAATAGTGAATGTAAGAAATGTCCTTACGACTTGGGAGGCTACAACAAATATAAATCAATCGACTGAGAACGGTATCTTAGACTCGATTATTCCTCTCAAAAGAGGCGATAAGGTAGCTGTGATAGATGACAACGGGGAGGCACAAATAGTTGTGCTTGGTGAGCCAATTGTCAAAAATATAGCTATATGTGATGTTGAGTGTGATCCCAGAGCTACAGCTATTCACTCCGAGTGGTGGACCTGCCCAGGAAAAGCGTTTGATGAGGATAATTCTACTTTTTGGTCTTCAAATGGTGGGCGTTTAGCCCCTTGGTGGATACAATGGGACTTTGAAGAGGAAGCAACTATTCTACAGTATAGACTTGCTTCAGACTCAACCCAACCTATTGATTGGATTCTCCAAGGAAGTTTAAATGGTAGCGACTGGGTAGATATTGACGCTCAAGAGGGACAAAGTTTAGACAGTAATTTAACAACATATGATTTAGATGTGCCAGCTACCTTTAGATATTTCCGACTTTGGATAACAAAAGGAAAATACTACGCAAGCGTAAAAGTCAATACTTTTGAGCTAATCGGTCAAACCACCTCTTTTGATGTCTCCGATGTTCAGTCAGGGGCTGTAACTGCTTATTCTCTATCTGATAGAGTCTATTTCAGAGGCGAAAATACAGACGACACCTTTTACACCTCATCAAGTGTGAGTATAGATGAAAATAGTCTAAACTACGATAGCACCGTGCCTAAGCTCCAATATCAGAGTCTCCAGAAGAGGGTCGCCGTCCCTGAATGCACCGAAATAGTTTCAAAGTATGAGTTGTCAGCAATTAATCAAAAGATGATTGAGAGTAGTTTCGATATTTATGTAGATGAGGAGTAGATGATGTATAAATTTGGAAAAAAGAGTAACCGCAATCTAATCGGAGTCCACCCTATTTTAGCCTTTGTGATGATTGAGGCTATAAAGATTTGCAAGGTGGATTTTGGGATTGTCGAGGGGGTGAGAACAACAAAAAAACAAAGAAAACTGGTAAAAAAAGGCTACTCAAAAACTATGAATAGCTATCATCTCTACGGCTTGGCTGTCGATGCAGTTCCATATGTAAATGGCAAATATGACTGGAGTAACAAAAAAGCCTTCAAGGAGATAGCAAAAACAGTAAAAAAAGTATGCAAAAAACACGGCATCAGGTGCATCAAAAACGGCTATGATATGTGGGGCTGGGATTACCCACACTGGCAAATGAACGGTTGGAGAAAAAAATATGATGTGAGAAAAATCATAGACGCAGAAAAGTTAACAGAATTAAAAAGGGTCGCATAATGGATTATAAAGACTTTGAAAACCTAACTACTATTGGCATCTTCTCAGCAATCGCAGTTTCAACTTGGAGTGGAATAGTGGCTTACCTTAAGAGAGACCTAAGAGAGGAGACTGTATCACATAGAATATTTATCTTCTTCAAAGATATTTTTATCAGTAGTGGCTTTTCAATCCTTACCTATATGCTTTTGGTTGGTTTTGGAGTATCCGAGCTTGTGGCTGTCGCTATTGGTGGCTTCGTCGGACACTTAGGTATCAGAAGTTCTTACCTTGTGGAGATACTTATCGCTGAAAAGCTGGGAAGTAGTAAAATAAAAGAGAGTGCAGAGAAAAGTTACAACCGTGAGGGGATTAAGAAATAGCCCCTCCGTAGATTAAAATCTCTCTATCACTTTTAGTAGCTCTTTATAGGTAGTTATAGTTTTGAGCTTTATCATCTTTTCCAATAGGTCGCAGATATCCCCTCTCTTTTCCTGAAGCTTGGTATCCTTATTATTCCAACCCAGCTTTAGTTTGTCATTTACCTTTCGATTAATTAGAGTTGAGACCTCAATATATCTATCTGGTTTATCTGGCAATCCCTCGAGCTTATCTATTGCCTTGTTTAGCCTCTTAAAAGCCTCTCCACCAAAATCTCTAAGGTTTAGTATATTGTCATCAATAAAAGTCTTATAAACTCTAGCTTCAACTGCTTTATCCACATTTCCAGCTATCTTGAGCAATATCTCCAATCTAGCCCAAGTCCCACCATATTTACCTCTTTTTGACTTTATCAGGTGTGGGAACATTTTCATAAGCTTTTCATATTTAACCTTCCCGTCTTTGTCTAAATTATCATAAATAATGGAATAGTCTGCTATAGTCTTTACATTATTTAATTCTGCCGAATCGGCAGTTTTAGAAAACTGCTCCTCTTCCATATCCAAGATAGCTACTTCAAAAATATATTTCCATAAATCAACACTTCTAAGGGCTTGCTCTATTTTATAATTACCCTTGCCACCTTTTAGCTTGTCTGATACATTACACATATCTATCACATCTTGAACTTTTCCCATTCTGTCTTTGTGTCCTATATTCAACACACCATAGTCTCCAATCTTGATTTGCATCATCTGATTAGTTTTCATTATACGACCTTTAAATAAAATTTAGGCAAAAAAGTAAGTGGGAGTATTTGAAGTGCCTATTTTCAAATATCGATATCCACTTAGAGGAGCTGGGATATTTGAGGTATAGGCAAACCTTTGGATACCAGCTCCACTAAATAGATAATATATTATATCATACTAAGCTTAAAATTAGACAATATGGGGGATTAAGAAAAGACATCCCTCTTTAGGTAGGATTTAAATCTTCATTAGTAGCTTAAAAGTCTCTCTACCCTTTGGAGTAATTAGAGTTTGAACTCCAACTTTACTATCTCTCTTCCACTCTTTTATCTCAAAAAGGTCTGGGGTGTGGTCTGCATACGGTCGGAGCTGATTTTTGCTATCTCTATATACATACTTATTTTCGATAAGCCAATTAATAAACTCTTTTTGCTTAACCTTAAGCTCTTTTGCTGTGTCTCTAAAATTGGTTAGCAAGTTCCTATCTACCAAGCCGTCGAAATAATCAGCTTTTGGCTTCATCTTTTTGTTTTCTAACTCCAACTGTTCATTTTTCTCTATCTCTTCTACTAAAGCAATCAAAGCCTCTTTGTAGGTTTGTGGTAGTTTTGGGAGATTAGCCTTGTATTGTTTTTCCACCTTAATAAAATATCTCCTAACCTCATCGCCTTTTGTATTATTTTCCAACATCGCTATCATCTTTGCCGTATCAAGTGTCAATATGTAGTCTACTTGCTTTCCTTGTAAACTTAATCCTTTCTTAACTATCATAGGATTATGAAATCTATCAATAACTACTCTTACATAATCAATACCCTCAATAAACCTTTCTAGTCTCTTCTTAATCCAATCAGAATATTGTTGTTTACTCTCTAAAATTCTGTGTAACTCTCTTGCATTTACAGAGTTTACCTCATCAGCACCGATAACCGTTTGATTGATTTGAATTAAATCTCTCATAAAAAAACCTTTAAGTAAAATTTGGACATAGAAAAAAAAGAGGGTAAGTAGTGAAGTGTCCAGCCTCAATAGCTTACGGTATCCCCTTAGAAGAGAGCAGAGCTATTAGGTGCTGGACTTACCTTTGGATACTGCTCTCTACTAAAGAGATATGTTATTATAGCATACAAACCTTAAGATAGTTTGATTTTTCGATATAATATAGCAAGTATTGATAAAACAAAGGGGGTGTAATGGCAAATCCAAAAAGTTCAAACGCTCTAAGTGAAGCGATTCACAAAATCGTAAAAAAAGAGAGTCGCAAAGAGGGCAAAAAAGAGACGAATGTAATCAAAGTCGGTGAGATACAACCAGAGAAAACCGTAATATTGGATAACCTCACAAAATGAGATGCACCACTACCAGTAGTAGAGGTTGCGTAGATACAGAAAAAAACGGCTGTGTAACAATCAATCCAAAAGATAGAGCCGTATCGACTGGACTATTTCTACCTCTCTATTCTATAGAGTTTGACAGTAGCATCAATCCACCATTTAGAGAAAATGTAAAGTGGCTAGAGGTATTTGTAGAAGATATTCCAAAAGAGGCAATTTCTATCGACTGTATAGCTAGATACACCTATAGACCGTGTGGGCTGGATGTCTGCAACTCAGACCATTGCCCATATATAGATGAGCTTCACACCGACCCTTATCAATGCGTCCCTGCTGGTATGAAATTTGTAGAACCAAGGGCAAATCTACTGATTGGTAGCACCTGCTACGATGAGCATCGATACTATGTATCTGGGCGTTTTCTAGGTTTTCCTTTTGTGTATAGGTCCCACTACTTTATGTCGCGTCCTATCTTCACAGATGAAAATGGGGACACAGCGTGTGTTTGCCAACCTGACCCATTTTCTACATTTGAGTTTGATATTGGTGCTGATTTGGGCTATAGTGAGGAGTGGACGGCTAGGTATGTGAATGGGAAAAACATAGGAAAAGATATACCTGAATACCTGAAGCCACACCTAGAGAATGGTTTTTCACACTTTGGTTATTACTGTGCTTATTGGTCGAAATATAACACGCCCCCAGACCAAGAGGACGGCTCTATATCGTGTAGTGGACTTTGTGGGGGTGCAAAAGAGTTTTTTCGAGGAGCTATCCCTGATATATCAGGTAAAACACAGATAGTTTTGTCTCCATTGTGGGGTTTGAGATTGAGATAAAAAAACATACCAGATGCATCTGATAGTAAAAATCACATACAGAAAAAGGAGTAAAAAAAAAATGAGTGTAGAGCTAATAAATGGTGATTGTGTGGGCATTATTGGCGATATGATTAGTAACGGTGAAACCGTAGATGCTATAGTTACCGACCCACCATATCAATACTTAAACCATAAAATGGATAAAGCTTTTAGAGAGGAGTTGTTTTTTCAGAGAGTTTACGACTTGTTAAAAGAAAACGGCTTCTTAGTGTTCTTTGGTAGAGGTTCAAGTTTCTATCGTTGGAATGTAATATGTGAAAAGATTGGCTTCAAGTTCAAAGAGGAGCTAATTTGGGATAAAAAATCTATTTCAAATCCAGCTGGAGCAATTGGTAGATGCCATGAAACTATTGCAGTGCATGGAAAAGGCAATGCAAAACTTAAAAGAGTTTTTGTAGATTATTTTGAGCATAGAGAGGCAAACGAGCATTACGAAAACTACAAATATGACCTTAATAGAATAAGAACTCTATTTCGTAATAATAACTTTGATGAAATAAAAGAGAGATTAGAAAAGAAAACACCAGAAAAGAAGGTGGGGCATCGTGTTACACTTGCTAAAAAATGGGGCTGGGATAGAGGAGCTGAGACACTTAAGAGGTTAGATAGAGGATTGCTTTTAAGAAGTATTGTGAGAGAAAATAGAGAGCATTACAAGACAAAACACCCCACACAAAAGCCATACAAACTAATAGAAAAGCTGATTAGCCTCACAACAAACGAGGGCGACACAGTATTAGACCCATTTATGGGGAGTGGCTCAACTGGAATAGCCTGCCGCAACCTAAAGAGGAACTTTATAGGTATAGATATAGATGATAATTATGTCAAAGTAGCAAAAGAGAGGATAAAATAGCCCTCTCATTAACTATTTGACTAAAACAAGCTCAAAATAAAATCTCTACCAGCCTGAGACCAATGCCTATTATAGATAGTCTTGCCATTTTCTAAGACCTCTTGTTTTATTACTGTGTAGCCAAGATTTGCATAATCACTATACAATACCCAAGTTCCATTTTGTTTATATTGTATTTTCATTTCTGCCAACTTTTTATTGAGCTGGATAGCACTCTTAAACCCTAACTCTTTTGCTATTTCAGTAGTAGTGTAGGTTTTATTCACAAACATTAATCTATTATTGATTGTCTTAACCTCATCTCGTTGTTTTTCAGCTTCGAGTCTCTTATCTCTCTCATCTTTGAGTTTTGTAACGACTTCCAATAATAGGTCTGGATTATCTAATAGTTCATCTTTTGCATACATACCGTGCTTTCTAATAGATGGCAAAACCTCACTTGTTACCCACCTTTTAAACTTTTTGGCTTCAGGCTTGCGACTCATAAATATAATTTGATAGACACCACTTTCATTTATCAGCTTCATATCTCTCATCTGTCCACCTGAGTTAAGTTTAACTGAAGTCAGGTCTTCGACATCAACTCTTTTGAGAGTCTCTGTGATATTTTTTAAACCCAAAATATCAACAACATCTTTAGCTACGAACCAAGGCTCTCTTGTCTTTTCATTGACAACGACTCTAACCTCTCCAAAATCACTATTTCTAAACACTTCTAAGTTCATAATAAAAAATCTTTCACAGGAATATAGTAGTAAAGCAGTTACGAAATTCCTGAAGCTTCGCGACTTGTTACCTCTACTCTAAAGAGCTGTATTGAGCAGTTGCAGGTGCTTCAGGAAACCTTGAGGACTCAATACAACTCTATACAATAGAGATAGAGTATTATAACATATAACCTCAAAAATGGCAAGAGGCAAAATAGCTACTTTTCACTCCACTTTTTAAGCTGATACACAGCCAACTCTATACCAAGATTAATAATAAACTCCGATGTATCCTTTGCAAACTCCCTTACTCTCTTTTTGACTAGCTCCCTTTTAGTTGCACCATCCAGTGACGAGTCCATATAGACAGCTACAATTTCTTTAATTGCATCGAATAGGTCTCCACCTATTAGCCACTTTGCAAACTTGCTAAATATATATTTTTTCACTACTACCTCCCTATATTGTGTTTATCTTCTCAATTATAGCATATATCCCCTCTTTTATGTTTTTACTCTAAGCAAGGGGTAAAGATTCAATAAAAACTTGATTTAAATCAAGACTCTCTAAACCTTTAAATTTATATTAGCTTAAGACGCACCCACAGTTAGGGCATCTTTTTTGAATTTTCACCTTGCCATCTACATCTTCTTTTGGAGTTTCATTTTCTATCTTCTCTATCTCTAAATCGTGCAAAAGCTCATCAAGTTCTGTATCATCAAATCCGAGTGAACTTAAATCAAAGTTCAACTCCTCTAATTCAGTTACGACGCTTTTAAGTAGCCCTTTATCAAAAAAGCTCTCATCTGCTACTCTATTATCTGCGATTGCAAAAGCTTTTAGGTGATTGGAGTCCAAATGCTCCGCTCTGATACAAGGTAGCTCTGCAATTCCCAATCTTTGGGAGGCTTCGAGCCTACCATTCCCAGCTATCACTATGTTGTCTCTATCTATTACTATTGGAGCTAGAAACCCAAAATCTTTAATCGACTTCATAATCTTTTCTATTGACTTTGAACTGTGGATATTTACATTCTCATCGTTGAGGTGCAGTTCAGAGGTCGGTATATACTCTATTTTTAGACTCATTTTATCCCTTATGCTATTTTAAGTTTATTATGTTTTGGGTATAATATAACAAAAAAGGCTTAAAAATGGCTTTCAAAATCTACCATACAGACCCAAACGATTGCACCAAAAAGGGGACAGAAATAATTTCAGACACACTCAATAATGTATTTCCAGCTATTACATCTTTAGATAGGTTAGAGGGGAACTACGGCTCAAAAGTAAAACTATGGATTGAGTCAGACTATGATACTACTATTATTTTAGGGTTTCAGACTCCACAAATCCACGAAAAAATAAATGACTACCTATTTATGAGTGCAAATGATGATGATTGTGAAAGCGACCTCGCAGGAAGTGAGGATTTAATAGCTGGAACTGTGATTACAGAAATTACAGATAATCAAAACATAAAAGCTCAAGGGATACCATACCGTATAATATTTAGAGACGGAGAGACTGCTATCATTAATGGAGAAACGGCTGAAATCTCTACAGCTACTACAGACTCATCAACTGGAGAGGTTACGATTACTTTTGTAAACCCAGTCTTAACTCCAATGGCTGTTGGAGATACTATTAGCTCATCATTTACGCTTCAGCTCCAAGCGGACACGCCAAAGCCTTTTTGGAGACAATGCGATATAGACGGTGGGTTGCCATACTTATCTAGCGTAGTTAGACAGACTTTATTTATAGGTTATTAGAATGGCACTTACTCCGATTTCTATATTTCCTTTGAATGGAGACTTAAACGATATAGTAGGGGGGTTATCTCTCACAGCAAACGGTAACTATATTTTTCAGGCTAGTGAACTTGAGGGGCAAAAAGTAGCACTAGAAGATGATGCCTATCTTGAGCTAGACATAAACATCAATAAAACCGTAACCGTAAGTCTATTTTATCGCTTTGATAGCTCATCACACAATATTAGATTTTCAAACCAAAACGGTGATGAGTTAGTTATGTATTTAGAATTTGATGATTGTATTCTTTGGAAACTTAACGGTAACTACCTAGAAGACTATAATTACATTCCAGATGCTGAAAGTAGTGAAAAATGGATACATCTGTCTATCTGCTTAGATTATGAAAATAATCGTCTCTCTCACATAATGAATACTGTTCAAGATAGTTACAACTCTTGGGACTTAGGGGCACTTCCGACATTTGATAAAATTAGCTTTTATGACGGTGGGAGTAACACCCCAAAAGAGTTAGACTATATAGCCATTTACGATGGGGCTTTTACAAGTGAGGATATTTTAGATTTAGCTTTGGCTTACAAATCCTCAAAAGAGCTATTAAAAGAAAAGAGAGAGATAGAGCATCTACATATAAGAAAATTTGTAGATGTTAGATATTTCGATATTTGGAGGTACTTTTTTATAGAGGCGAGAGCTGTAAGAAGTGGTGTAAAAGTTCATTTTATAGAGAATAGAAGTATGCAACCAATGCAAAGATACAGCTTTTCAGAGTTGCGAAAAATGGTAAGCGACGGCAAGGCAAAAATCATCAAAAGGGTAGTAGATGCTACATAGATATAGAAATGAGACACAGCAAAAAAACATCTCAATCAATGGAGTAGAAATCAGAGAGGTAGCAGATAGTAGCTTTGCAGTTCTCACTTTCCAAAAAGCAAATGATACCGAGGTAGTAATAGGCGATAGACTCTCTATTTCTATAGACGGTGTAACCAAATATTTCTATGCTTTTCTGAGTGAGAAAAAGAGTAAAGATGTCCTATATTTCGAGTGTAGAGGTGTATCGGCTTTTCTAGATGAGCCGTTTGAGACAGAAGACACTGTTTATGAGCCGTGCCAAAACATAACCGAGCTGGTAGAATACTACAGCCAAAAATACGGTGTAGAGATTGACTATAGAGGGGTGTTTTTTGAGTTTGGAGAGACATATTTAAGAGAGGGGACACCACTTGACTCTCTGAAAAATATCGCAACTGTGGCTGGTTGTGAAATGTATGACGACTGTGAAAATGAGAAGATAGTGATTGAGCCATATCGTGGTATTCTAGATGACTCTATCCTGATTGAGGATTGCGACATATTGAATTTCATACCTGATAGCAGAATTACGGCAAGGGCAAAAATAGGAGCTGTGGATATTGGAAAAATAAGCCCTGAAATCACATCTACAGCAAAATGTAGCACTGAAATAGATAGTTGCACTGGCTACGGTATCATCTCTACCGTGCCAAAAAACAGCATCATAAAGCAGTTTGGGTTTCAGTATCTACATCAAGGGATAATAGAGTATAGCGAGGTGCTTTCAGTATCAGCGACAGAGCAAAAAATAACAACAAAGTATCCAATTCAGAAGATTTTGGAGTGTAAAATAAACGGTATAAGTCAAACAACGCTAGACTTTGTAGAGGATACTGTCATATTGCCTTACGGCTCGGTTGGGCTATTGGAAATCAAATATAACGCTTACTGTTATTTGGGTAAAATGAACTCGATTGATAAGCTCGGAAATCGAGGCTTCAAAGGAAATGTAATATATGGAAAAGTGGGCTTTGAGCAAAACGAAAATTTGATTTTTGAGAAAAGCTGTAGCACGGATAGTTCTATCGATGGTGAGGTTTCGTATGATGAGTTTGTGTTTAAAAACTACCGTGTGAGGGTGTCTAAAAACTCCATAAAATCAGGTGTGAGAGTGAAAGTATTTGATTTAAGTCAAAATATCATACCTGCCGTAGTAGTAGTGGCTATAGATATATTTGAGCAAGTGTTACCAATGGAGACAAATACAAAAATATCTCCTGAGCTGGTCTTCAGGGAGAAGTTGCAACCTACAGTTTTAGAGACCCCACATAATGGGTATAACTATGTGGTATCGCTGGATTTCGAGCCAAAAAGTGTAAGTATAGTAGAGTCTGCTCTATGTCTTGCAAATCTACCATTCGAGGTGGTAGGAAATCGAATATATGTAGAGTATGCAAAGCCTGTTTATATCACCTATAGAGTGGACGGTGTAGCTCAAATCTCTACAGCTACTACAGGTGTAAAAGGTGGCTATTTTCTAAATATATACATAGAGAACGAGTTAGCTCTCCACGCTTGGACCCCATACGACTCAACAGCCCCTGAAAATATCAGAGATGAGCCAAAAATAGACATTGTCAAAGAGAGTGAACTTTCCATAGATGACTTTGCAGACACAAAGGTAATAATAAACGATGACTACTACACAGTAGATGATAGTGGTTGTATCCACCTGGACCCTGATACTGAAAGGCAAACGATTACCACGCCAGAAACCGACCCTTGCCTTAAAATAGATGTAAAGGTAGATAAAAATGATTAGATTCCAGCTAAGAAACGGCTCAGAAAAGAGGCTCACAGTAACCAACCCATACTACACAAATGAAGATGTAATGAAGCAAAAAGCTACCGAGCTACTACTGAAGCAAGGCTATACCCAGCGTTGGATTTCGTTCACTACAACGGTATCAGGATTAAGGATAAATGATATTGTTGAAGTGGGTGGCGTCGATTACAAAATCAAATCAATTGTAACATCAATAGATGAGAAAACTACTCTTTTCCGTATTGATGCCGTAAAATATGACTAGGAGATTACTATGGCAAATACTCAATCAGAGCTGAATTTCAAAGTTGAAGCTGATGCAAGAGGGGCTATAAAGGCTCTAAATAATGTAACAAGAGAACTTAAGGTAATTACAAGGGAAGTCAGAAAAACATCAAAATCAACTAAGGGAATTGAGAATAGTTTCAAAAGCTTTGAGAAGACGACTGAGGCTCTAACCAACCAGCTAAAGGGTGTAGTTGCTGGATTGATTGCATTCGAGGGTGCAAAAAATACAGTCTCTCTAATGGCTGATTTGGAGCAGGGTTTTATCGGAGTTGCAAAAACTACTGGAATGGCTGGAGATGAGTTTAATAACTTTAAGAGAGACTTACTTAAACTATCTACAAAAATGGCTGGGGTTTCAACTCAAGAACTTCAGCAGATAGCAGAAACGGCTGGGCAACTAGGTATCAAAGGCTCAAAGAATATCCTCTCATTTACAGAAACGATTGCCAAGATGTCGGTGGCTACAGACCTATCCGCAGAGGAAGCCGCGAAAGCTATGGCACAGTTGGGTAACTCAATGGGAGAACCTATTGCAAACTACGAAAAAATGGCAAGTGTCATTAATGAGCTATCAAATAATACAACTGCAACGGCTTCAAATATCGTAGATATAGCCCAGCGATTTGGTGGACTTGGTAAGACTATTGGACTCACTACTGAGCAAGTTTTCGGACTCTCAAGTGCTATGAAGGATTTCGGATTTGAGAACGAAGTGGCTGGAACTGCTCTAAATGCACTCTTTGGGAAAATGCTAACTGAAACTGAAAAGTTCGCTTATGTGAGTGGTAAGAGCTTAAAAGATTGGTCTAAAATGATAAAAACAAAACCAGTTGAAGCTCTTAAGGTGTTTTTAAAAGAGTTCTCAAAGCTGGATAAAATCTCAAAAGCCAATACTCTAAAAGATTTAGGTTTAGGGGACCAGGGTGTAGTTCAAGCCGTTTATAAAATGTCCTCAAATATAGACACTCTTAATAAATCCTTAACTATATCAGCTAAAGAGTGGAAGTTAAACCAATCAATGCAAAAAGAGTATGAAGCATCGAGTCAAGCGTTCAATGCACAGATAGAGAAGACAAAAAACAGCCTCAAAGCTCTAGCTTCAAAGGTTGGAGATAAACTCCTACCAGTCCTCAAAGAGGGTAATAGCGAGTTCGCAGAGTGGATAAACAATCTAGATGAGAAATCAGTAAATGAGTTCGCAAAGTCTATAGCTACGACTGCAACGGCGTTTGTGAAGCTATTTGAGGCTATTGGAGGCGTTACCTCATCTACAGCTGAGGGGTGGGTGAAGATATTGGCTTTTTTCAGCAATGGAATGGAGGCGTTCGAGTCAAAAACTAAGAAGTTTACAAAAGCTATTCTAGATGCAAGAGAGTCCACAAAAAGGCTACAATTGGAGAGTGAGGGGGCTATGGGTGGAACGACTCAACAAGTCCAATTAGTTACCCTTGCTCTAAAAGCTCAAATAGCTCAAAACAAGGCAAATATAGCAGAGTTTAAGAAATACGACGGCACAGCTCCAGTTATAGCTGAAATAGAAAAGGAGAATAAAAAACTAAGTGCTACTTTAAGTAAGCTTGGAGTGGAAACTAAAAATATAGATGAGCTAAACGATGCCAATAAGAAAACAATCAAGACCACAAAAGAGGTCGCAAAAGCCACAGAAGACGCTACAAAAAAGGTAATAATTCTAAAACAATCAGAAATAAATGCCATAGAAAAGGCTAACCAAAAAAGAGAAATTTCATACTCAAAAACCATAGTCTCACTTGAACAAAAAGAGGAGAGACTAAGCCAAAAAATAAAACAAATAAATGAGAAACTACAGCAAGATTTACAGAGAATAAACAATGACAGACTGGCATCAATAGAGGGCATCGAAAATAAAATAAGAGAGATAAAACTAAAGGGTGCAACTGATTATCAGCGATACAAAGATAATGAAAAGCAAATCGAAGTAAAGTATGCAAAAGCAAAACAAGCCTTAACTGAGGGTAACTTAGAGGCTTACAGAAGATACTCAGCTGAATATCAATCCCTTGTTATGGAAAATGCCAACTCTGAAATAGGACAGATAAACAAAAATAAACAAGCAAACATCGATAAATTGAGGGCTATAGAGGTATTAGAGGAGCAGTATTTTAACAAAAAAGAGCAGATGGTAAAAGCAGATGCCAACGCTCAAAAAGCATCAATAAACGCCCAGCTAGAAGGCGTAAAGGCTCAATTAGAGGCTACAAAAGCCCTTTTGCAGTTGGTGCAAAAACTCAATCAAACTATAGCAGATAGGAAAAGCTTCAAGGTGGATAGCGTAGAGGCTGAGAAGCAAATTAAGAGTCTTGATGAGCAGATAAATAGCATCGATGCAAAATTAAAAAGTGGCTCAAAAGTAAATATAAAAGCAGATGCAAAACCAGCCCAAAAAGAGGTAGAAAACTTCAAAAGTAATATCGCTAAAACCTCAACAACAATAGAGGTAAATAGCGATACCGAATTGGCAAAAAGAAATATAGAGAGTATTCTAACTTCTATCGATAACAGCACCTCAAAGTTTATAGTTGAAGCTGATACACAAGGGGCTTTAGCAGAGACACAAAAGGCTCTATCTGATATTAGAAATCTGCAGACCCTCGTTCCCATTTCAGGGGATACGGCTGGATTGATGAGTCAAACCCTACAAGCTGAAGAAAAAATTAGAGCTTTGCAAGTGGCTTTAAAGGTTGGAGCTGATACTACAGAAGTAGAGACAAAAACTAAGGAAGTTCAAAGCGTAATAGAGAGTATCAAGGCTATTTTCCAAGTTGAAGCCAATACCACAGATGCAAAAAAAGAGGTGGCAACTGTAGCAAATGAAGCCCAAAATACGCAAAGTAATATCAAAGTTGGAGCTGATACTACAGATGCAAATAACGGCATTTCTGAGGTAGAAAACAAGGCAAATAGCACGACTCCAAAGGTAAAGGTAGTAGCAGATACAGCTGAAGCTAACCGTGCTATCTCCGAGCTGGAACGAACCACATACTCTACCCATATAGTGAGAGTGAAGACAGTATCTGAAAATTCAGGGGGTGGGCTGGTATATAGTGAGCCTCAAAGGTTAGCAGTTGGTGGCGTTTTTCGTGGTAGTGGAAAAGTGAGAGGCTACGACCCAACCGATAGCGACAAGGTAAACGCAAAGCTCACGGGTGGAGAGTATGTAATCAAACGAACAAGTGCAAAAAAGTTAGGATTGGATACACTAAACTTCCTAAATAGACTTGGGAAGCTACCGATGCCAAACTTTGCAAGTGGTGGTGCAACTGGAAAGGTAAACAATTCTAATAGTATGATACCTATGAATATATATATTCCAAATATGCAAGAGCCGATAGAGGTAATGGGGTCTGAAGATGTAGCCCAAAGATTAGCAGATTTTATATCAAAAACAAATTAAGGAGTAAAAAAATGACTGAGCAAGAGATAGTAGAGATTCTAGAAGACTTAAAAGAGGCTTATAAAAGGACACTAAGGAGTGAGGAATACACCACTAAAAACGGGCAAAGATTAAGGAGAGCAGAGCTAACGGCAATAAGCAAAGAGATAGATAAATATGAGCGTAAATTGGCAAACATACGGAACACTGGGAAAAGAACGGTTTCACAGATAAGAGTAAATGGTTTGTAGAGCGTCCGAAGTGAACGCCCTTTTTGAAGTTTTTAAAAGTAGCAAATTTCGAGGATTCTATCCTCTTCCTCTACCGTAAGGGCATCGGGGAGGTCTTCGCCAGATATAAATAGATACACATCGACCTCAACACCCATAACAAGAAGTGCAAAAAGATATAACTCCCTTGGAGAATATTGTGGAATGTTGTCTCCATTTCTCCAATTCATACTATCTAGTGCATCTATCGCACTCACACCTCTCTCTCTATTTTCCTTTGCAAGTTCTTCTATATGGAGATACTTACTAACCTCTTTGCTTAGACTAGCCATTTCATATCCTTTTCTTTGGTTTCTTAGAAGCTTTGGGTGGCTTTCCCTTTGCTTCTGCTATATTATAGCCATAACTAGCTTAAAGGAATATTAAATAGCGACCTTTTCGATAAAAAAGTTAGATTTTTTAGAGTATGGAAAAATAAAAAGCGTATATATAGTGTAAGACTTGCAATTCGAGGAAAAATAAGATATAATAGAGATGAAGTAAAACAAGCTTCAACATTTCGTATTCTTTTCTTTGGGGGTGTAAGCCCCCTTTTTTTTTATTAAAAATCATCAAAGTCAATACTATTCTTTGCGTAGCTGTTTACATTCGATTCAAAGAAGTTAGCTCTGCTATTGTTGATATTCCTATTCTTTTCTACCAACTCTTGAAGATAGGTATTTGGACTCTTTGGAAAAATCTCATCAAGACCAATTATCTTAAGCCTCTCATTTGCGTAGTTATAGATAGTATTTCTAATTACGTCCTCAGTAATCCCCATAATAGGGAATCTTTGAGCCAAGTAGAGACCATAACTAAGCTCAATATCCACAGCCTCGCTCATCATCTCATATACTCTATCTATTGTTTTTATTGAGATGCTATTCTCTTTTTTAATTGTTTTGAAGATATTAGCAAAAAGTGGTAAGTGGGTATTTAGCTCATCTCTGGCTATCAGCTGTATCATATCCCTTGCCCCTTGCACCTTATCCCCTATGGTATAGATAAAGCCAAAACCTAAAAGGAAATAGATACCCTCAAGATTTACACTTGCCAAAGCAGATAAAAGAAGTTCGTCAGAGGTGCTACCCTCTATATACCTTGCAAACTGTCCTGAAATCCTCTCATTTTTCTCTCTCAATTTGTCATCTGTCTTGTATAGGTCGAAAACTTCACTAGAAACCCCACTTGCATCCAATAGGACAGCGTAAGAGTTTGAGTGATTTACCTCTTGAAAGCTTTGTAAGCTTAAGACCCCCCTTAAGATATTGTTTGTAGTATGCCTTGCAAAATCTTGAAGATAGAGGGTTTGAACGGAATCGTTAAAGCTCAATTGAGCAAAAGTAAGCTTGTAGATATTCTGTTCATTTTCACTCAGATTTTCAAACTCTTTTTTTTCATTTGCTGTATTTACCTCTGAGGGGAACCAGCTATTAGCATTCATTAAGTCATAGAGGTTAACCGACCACTTATATCTTGGTCGGTTAAAGTCAATAAATCCTGTGGGGTTAACCCCCAGAATGCTTTCATTCATACTGTCGCAACCGTTGACATTGAAATACTTACTCATTTTTCAACTCCCCTTAATATTTTTTTAATTAGTCTTCTATTGTCCCACGCTAAAATCCTATCAACAAACCCAAGCTTTGGTTCAAACTCTTCAGGGAAAACCAGCTCGTAATAATCATAAAAACTCTCAGTCGATACAAAAGTCCGAATAAGGGTATCGCTTTTTGCTTCAAACCTGCTCTCTACAAAGCCCAATAGCTCCATAGTCTCCACAGTCTCATCTCCAAGGCTACAAATCAGAGACTCGTAGCTACCTCTTGGATTCTCCTTTAGCCACTTTAGATTTTCCAGAAACTCATTATCCATTTTTTACACCCCTCATAACCTCTTGAAGCTCCACGGTCATAGAATCATGAATATTTTGCATCAATTCTCTATACGCAAAATGAGCCGTTTTCGCAGTCCTCAGATTCCACATATTTTGTAAACTTCTCATATTGATAGTCACTCGTAGGTCGCAAAGATAAGCCTCTGGAATAGCCATTTTTGCCTTGTCATTTGACACCCCATTTTCTACCAATTTTCGGACATTCTCTAAAGCTCTAACCGTTACCATATCTATCTCAATATCACCTAGAAGATAGACATACTTCGAGGCTCTACCAAAATCAAATTGGTGCAATATGAAGCTATCCTTGCCTTTCAACTCTGATAGCGTCCACCGAGTGCTTTTTACAGTCATAGATTGCATTCTGTGTCTTGCCCACTCTTGGAGTATGAAGCGTGGCATATTCTCTATATAAAAGTGCATCACTATATGCTCAAGTGTAGAGCCGTGTTTCATCTGATTTCCAACCCTTTTAACAAGGTCCAACTCTTTTTGTTTATCCCTTTTTTTGTCTTGACTCTGATATGCAATTCTGATACTATCAGAACACGCCTCAAGTGGTGAATGCCAAACCAGCGTAGACTGGCTGTAGTGGCTATACTTACTCATTTTCTATCCTTTTATATTTGCTTAGAAAAGCCTTTTTGCCGTAGCTTAAAACCTCCCCAGCTTCATTTTTCACAAAAAACCAAGTCGCCTGTGGGGTTGGTATCACCTCAACAACCTCGAATACTACTTTCAGAGTCGTGTGATAGTATCTCATACCCACTTCTATCATCTCTCACCCCTCGCTTCAAATAGGAAGGTAACATCTAGGTAGTATTTCCTCACACCCTTTACCCAGATTCTTACAGTTTTACTATTTGCCATATATTCCAGCATTTCTACCGTAAAGTTTTGAAGACATATATACTCTCTTGAGTCTCTATATTGAAACTTCAATCTTGCTAAAAACTTTTTTGGCTCAGGTAGGAAAAACCCCTCTTTATCGCTTCTCCTACCGTCTTTGTAACTCGCATTTTTAATTATTTGAGCTACCAAAAGCTCGTGGCTCTTTTCGAAACTTTTCTCTAAAAGTGTCATTTTGCACCCCCTACTGTAGCCTCAAATGCTATTTGCTTTGATAGTTTTTCAGCGTAGTTTAATAATTTTTGTCTATTCTCAAAGACTCCAAAAAAGTTATCCTTATGTAGGAATATAGCATCTACACCTTCTATATATCTAACTGGGATACCATTTGCTTCAAAATTACCGTCTGCTTTTGGGATATTCTTAACTTTTACAGTCCCCTCTTTTGTGTCTATCCACGCTATCCAGTCTATATTTTGATATTTCTTATTATCTCCATTAATGACCCTTTCCCAGTTTGGCACAAAGTGAGGTAAAACTACCATTTTTATATTAGCTCGTTCTACCACTTTACCCTTTTTAGCGATAATCTCTTTTGCCTTTAACATATCCCTATCTTTACCAATCAGCCCCCTTAGAGCCTCTTTTGCAATCCTCACAGCCTTTTTGAACTGTGACTCTTGTTTTTTTGTATGAAGACTAGAGTGGTTTAAGTTGTTTATTATTGTAATTATTGAAAATTTATCTGCTCTTTCTATACCTATATCATTTTTATCCACCTTTTCGATAAAAGCTTTCACAGTCTCCCATTCTGAGTTAAAATAGCCATTCTCAATAAGGTAATCTAATGCCATACCGGCATTACTACGGCTTTCCTCTTTTGGTGTAAATTGATGATGATCGAAATACTTTTTAGCGTCGTATTTTTTACCAATATCCACCACAAAATCAGCTTTGATTTCATCAATATTGCTTTGTGGTGGTATTCTTTGCACCTCTATTTTTTTAAATGCTATCTCCAACATCGCAATTGCAAAAACCTCATCAGCGTGAAATTTCCCATTATGCGTAATTACTTTCATTTCCCCTCCTTTATATCTTGTAATTGTTTAATTTTATTACCTTTAATGATAGATAACACCTCAACAACTCATACATTATAGCCAAGCTTGGCTTTATTTCTTTTTAAAAATATGATATTGCACCAACTTTGTTACATCTAATCTATTTTTTTTTTTTTTTTTTTTTTTTTGTAATAAAGCCCGAAAT